TAGGTCAAAGGAGATGTAGTCTATCTCTCTTGGGCAATTATTGCTTTCGAGCACTTCATTAATATTGTTCTCTAATAGGTCGACACACAGACACTTACACCGCCTGTTATTCTTAACGGCGTTGAACCAGTTTTCATCAAAGTCAATGGCGATGCCGCTCCAGTTTCTGCACGACTCAAAGAAATATGTATTGCTATAAAATCCGGGGTTCTCAGACAGAAGGCCACCAAAACCCGCCCCAATATCAAGGAAAACCCCATCGTCTTTGCTCAACACTTTATTTACGAATACATCTTGTTTTACCTGACCATTAAACATGTTGTGGGCGGTTCTCCATCTGTTTCATGGCATTGATTCGTTTTTGTTCCCAAGCATTATTTTTCTCGCACTGACCACGCAAATTGGCGTATGCATCATCAAAAGAGAAATTCGCCCTTACATTTAAACCATCGAAAGCAGCGGATGACTCATTGAAGTACATACCCCCAGTAGAAGCTGTGGAGGACTGATACATTAAATCTCTAGTAAGCCTAGCCTCAAAGAAAGTGCCAATACGAGAGGGGTCTCCAAGGACATGCAAGATCAACCACTTGGCAAGCTCGCTATGGTTTACGTTTGGAGGGATGTTATCCGGCTTTGGTTCTGGCTGGTGAATACTTGGCGGTGATAACCAAGTGTGCTCAATAGGGGGTAATTCTACACTATCAAAATAATCTTCCCACTTTTTGCCGCTCAAGTGCCACTGAAAGTGCTTCTCAAATAACTCCCTAGTTCTCTTACCAAGACTCACTCTATGTTCATCACTGGTGTTAAAAAATTCTAAGAAAAATTCAGCGGCCCGCTCGTTGTCTGGAACAGCACGCAGGCATCCTGTTTCTAATTCTTTGTATAAGGCTTTAGGCTTGATGGGATGTCCTTCTAGCTTGCGAATTTCACTCTCCATGGCAGAGTAGTCAGTTCCACACACAGGAATCCCACACGCGGCAGCTTCAACATATGGCAGACCAAACCCCTCACAGTTGGCATACTGTGTGTACAGATCAAATAAATTTTGAATGTCAGAAAGGTCTTCGTAAGACACCCCATTCTTTACATTGGACAGGGTGGCCCCCCACTTGCCCGTGAATGGAGATTGGGCAATTGCCCCCTTAAATAACGAGGGAAACGGCCTCTTTGTTTCTGGACATATATAAGTAAACAAAACATGAGACGACAACTCATGTTCCTGCAACAGCTCTGGCAAGTCCCAGCCTAGATCTGGATACGACGTGTGACAGTATAAGTAAAAGTTCTTATCTTTTGATTTGTTAAGAAATATTCTAAACGCTTCAAATAAATCTGGATAAAGCTTACGTCTTTGGTTACGCATAACCGTGCCGATAATTTTACAGTCTGGATCTACCCCAAACCGCTCTTTGTGGCGTCTCTTGTTTTCTACTGGCTTATAGGCAGGGTGGGCTGACGGCGGTGAACTGCCCAAGTAGTTGATTTGCCCGCCAGATTGATCCATTAATATTCCTCCAGCCCAGTCAGAATAGGTAAAGCACGCATCGGCTGATTGATATGTCGCTACCCATTGTCTTGCTTGAGGTCGAGCGTCCACTGTTGGCATTAACGCCCACTTGAAGTATTTTCTAAATGGAGATCGTTCAGCAAATTCTAACATCCAAAAATCACGAATGTCACATACGATGTCTGGCAAGAAATCCAAGCAAACGTGTTCAAATATCCATTCTCCAAATTGATGACTGCCCGACGATCCATATGCATCCATCTCTTCTTTAGACGCCTTGGGTTCGCTTGACTGATTGGGAACCACCCCGTAGTACCTCCAAGGTATATTTGCTGCTCTTGGGTCGTTACGCTCTCCATAGGAACCCATCTCAGCTAATTCATACTTCCCCGTACCGTGAAGATAGTTCAGTGTTTCTCTAGTGTATGTAGCGTAGCCAGTATTTAAGAACGTAGCCTCGCTGCAAAACAATATGCGTTTTTTTCTCATAATTCCTGCTCTTGGTTAAGGCACCCAAAGTCAAATTCATTCACCCTGAAGAGTATGTCGTCCCCATTTCCGTTTTTGGCAGAAGCAGACACGGTCATTTTGGTGCCCTTTTGAGCCAATTTGGCAATAGTTTCAGCCCCAGTGTGCCATGCCTCAAAAGTTAAGACGGTGGGCATTCTTTGCTTCTCTCCGGTGTTTTTGCTTCTTCTATATGTGTAAGTGACTAACTTGAAAACAAGATAGCTTACGTTACTGCTGACAGACAGCTCGGGGTCTTCTAGCAAGAAGCCAGTAAAATTGCAGATGTTCATTAATTTCCTTGTCTTATGGTGTTATATGTAATAGCTGCTACCGAGGAAAAAAACAATTATATTTCGTGAATTTTTTCTATAATAAAGGAACTGTCTTTTTCTACAGATCCACAGAATAGTAAATTATTTCCCTCGTACAATATGTATTGATGTTTCGCGCGGGCTTCGGGGAACACAACCACACTGTCTAGTGAGCACGTTTCGTCTTCTATTGTCAGGAAGGCCATTGTTTTCCCCTTGGTCTTGCCCTTCTTTACCTTGTAGTTGGCAACTCTATTTACGTTAGCAGCAACACAGATCCCTTTTCCAGTTTTTCCATTTGTAATATCCTTGCAGGAGGTATTGGCGGTGGATGTGTCGGACGACTCAATACGAGCAAGGGATACTGGACACCCTAAAAACTTGGCCTCTTGGTCGATAATCCATGTTGGGTCGTCGCTCAGGTCATACGGGGGGTTATCTAACATTTGGGCCTCATTTGACACAATTTGGCTTCGTTCCACCTTACTGGTGCCGCCTCCCATTTTCTTTACAGGAGCAAGGTCGCGGAAGCAGTCAGACATACTAGACCACTGTTTGTCTGGGTAATTCTTTGTAACCCAGTTAATCTCTGCTTTGGTTAGTTCTCTAAAAATAAGATACTCGTACAAAGCTTTATTTCTAGAAATGTTGGCCGCCTTAGTGGAGAAAAAACCGATAGAACAAAGAGCCTTAAAGGCGGTCGCATTGATTCTCGGAGAGAGGTAGATTACTATGTCCAACCAGCTAAATTCTTCTGGCTTTTTGCTAAGTTCTTTTTTTGTGTCTGCTATCGCTTGCATAACCTTATCTCCGGTCACGCCTGTTAAAGACTTGATATCCTTGATGCCGAATTGTATACTTCTTCCGTATAGCTTAAATTTCTCACTGAATCTAGACAGATTAGGTATCTTAACTTCCAAATTGAAGAGCTTGGCTTCAGATAACAGCTCATAAACTTCCTGATGGGGATCTTGTTTGTCGGAAGCATGAAAGAAGTATGACAAAAAGAATTCCTTGGTGTGGTTAGCCTTGTACCATGCCGACCAATAGGAATTAATAGCATAGGCCACAGCATGAGACTTGTTGAAGGAATATCTAGAAGATTTTTCGATCCAACTAAAAATTTCTTCCGCCACATTATTATCAACCAAGCCTACGGACTGAGCACCCTCTAAGAACGACTCTCGAACTTCAGCCATAAGACCGGCTTTCTTCTTGCCGATAGCCTTTCTGAGAACGTCAGCTTCTTGAAGATCAAAGCCCGCGATTTTTTGAGCAATACGCATAGACTGTTCTTGATATACTAAAACTCCATACGTGGGGCTTAATATTTCTTCTAGAGACTCATCCAGATAGCTCACCTTGTCTTTTTTGCTTTTGCGATCAACGTAGTGCTGGGTCATAGACTTTCCTTCAGAAATGGCTTTAAGACACCCCGGCCTGATCAGGGCAATCAACGCTGCTAGTTCTTCAAGATTGTCGGGCGACACTTTTTTAGACCACGATTTCCCAAGGTTGCTTTCCAATTGAAAGACCCCTTTGGTTCGCCCATTTTTGAATAAGTCCCAAGTCTTCTCGTCTTTATAATCGATCATTTATGTATTTTCAAATCTTTAATAGCTAAGTTGAAACAGTCCGCTTTAACAACAAAATTATTGTCTGGGTCAACCTGACCCTTTTTAAGTTCTTTGGCCCCCTCGTAGAAGGACTCCTTGTCTTTTTCCCCAAGATACCAAGCTCTACCCCACTTCCCATTCTTGTATTCTATTCTAACAAAGCAATAGCTGTCACACCCCTGCTTGGTGTTATACTTCGCCACGCTACACTCGTAGTACGGCTTGGGCGGGCTGGTACATCGCTTAGTTTTTACATCGTACTTCTTCTCTCCACACACAATGTCATAGTCGTATGTGTTATTTATTTTACCATGTAGAATTCGATTTGCAACCTCTTCTCCGAGAAATCCAGCTAAATTCCCCTCTCCAGATAGGATGCTATTCTTTATAACACCCATTTCCTTGGCCTTCTTCTTGGCCCTAGTGAGCATTGTCTTCGTAATCTTGACTTCAATCATACGTACATTTTCCCATCGGCAAATGCCTTTTCAAATTTCATATTACGATACACTGCTCTACGAGACTTTTGCAGCTTAATGAATATATTGGCGGTGTCTTTAACATCTTGCAGAGCGTCGTGGGCGTTTTCTGAAGACAGTCCCATGCGTTCTCTTAAGGAATCCATACTGATAGACTTCACGTCTGGATCGCCCTCGGTCCACAACCACACGTCATCCATAACGTCAATCTTATAGATTTGGTGAAACAGTTTTTGGCATTCCCTCTTATCGTCCCAAGGTCCGTACTCTTTACACAGTCTGTCTACGATCTTCATATCGTATCCAATGATATTAAATCCAGCCGGAATGGGTGCAAAATAGGGCGTGCCCTTCCAGTTATACTTATTAACAAAGGTGATGAACTTTTTCCAAACACCCTTTGGGAGTGGTGCCTTGGCTAAGCCCGCCCTAGTCTTATGGGTAATCCTTAACGCCTCGTCTTCGACTGGATCAAGACCAGCCTTGACTGCTTTCTTGTCATCGAGGATGGGGCGCATCTCACTGTTAAACTGACCCTTTAGCCTAAAGTTTCTGCCATCTAGGGCGATAGCGGCGATTTGCGTAGGTTGACACTTTAGCGGATTACGACCGCCAGTTTCAAAGTCAAACATGATAATATCTCTGTTCATATGATTTCCTTTATTTTCATAATTTTGTCCAAGAGGTTAATCCCTAAGACATCAAATTTAACGTGACCCAACGCTTCTAGGTCGGCCATTTCCAATCCCGCAATCTTTTCCCCACCGCTTCTCTGGTTTACCATTGGGCAAACTGTGTTAAGTTCATCAACTGAAATTACCACGCCTGCGGCGTGCTTACCTTGAGTTTTGAACGTGCCCTCTATCTTAATAGCTTGGTCAAAGAAATCCGCATAGTCTCCATCAAGCTCTCCCCTATCATTGACAAAACAGTAATCTCTCAGGTCTTCTGAGTTATTAATAAGCGCCCACCTGATAATTGAGCGGTCCTCTTCGTCCATTTCTTGTAGCTGATCAGAGATGTCGGCCTCGTTTGGAATGGCCTTTGTGATTTCATTCATTTCACTAAATCCGCACGCACTGTTAACGCGCAGCACTTCTTTTATCGCACTCCTACCTTGCAGCCTGCCAAATGTAAGCATCTGACTCACATTGCCGTGGCCATAAGTGTCTTTAAGGTATGAGATAATCTCATCACGCTTGTTCCCGGGAACATCCATATCAATATCCGGTAGAGATATGTGACCCCCCGTGTTTCTTCCACTATTATAGAACCTCTCAAACAATAAGTCAAACTCAATTGGGTCAATTTTAGTGATTCCGATCATATAAGAAACCAGACAC